CGCATCAGGATTATTTTTTCTAAAACTAGCAATTTGATACTTCTTTAACAATTCTGGATTCTCATCGGCCATTGCTCCAAAGTTCCAAGTTTTAACATTTGGATCAGAAGAATCTAAGCCTGGTTCATTTGGATCTAAGTATTTAGTGCTATACGGTTCCTCTTTCCAGTCAGAATAATCTGGATCAACATCTTGCTCGTTAGGCTTAACCGGAGCTGCCGGTTGAGCTGCAGGCTGCGCGGTTGGCGTGTTCAGCGTTGCGGTTCTAGCAGCGGATTGTGCTTGCCAATCCATTGCTGCTTTGGTTTTAGGACCCATTATACCATCTGGTTTTAACGGGTATCCTTGTGCAATCAAATCTTGTTGTATTTTTAATACCGCCGGATCTGATTTAGCTTCCATCATAGCCATTTTCCCATTTAATCGATTGACCCTAGCAAGTAATGTTTTTTCGGTAATCTTTTTCATAGTTTTACAATCTTGCTAATTTTAAAATTCTGGATAGTTCATCTGATTCTTTGAATACTTGAACTTCCGATGATTTTTGAGGGGGTTCGTTAGCTGCTGGTGCCGCTGCTGGCGCAGGTGTCGCTGCTGGTGCCGCTGCTGGTGCAGGTTGTAAACTTTGAAAGTTTGGTGTAATAGCGGCGGCCGCTTGGTTAGCAACTGGTTGTGTACTTCCTGCTGTAACTGGTGGCGTCGTTGTATCCGCGTTTACTTTTGCATTTGGGAACACTTGGTGAACTTTTTGTGCAATTACAGCCGGATCAGTTCCAAGTTTTTTCATTTGGGCAACATATTCATCGGCTGATTTTTGATTGGCAGCTGCATAATCTTGTTCAATTTTAGAATGATTATTGTATATAGAATCGTATGCTTCTTGGGTTTTTGGACCCCAAATACCATCAACATTAAGTTTAGCACCTTTTGAATTTAAGTCTTGTTGAAGTGCCGCAACTTTTGGATTCATACCAGCACCACCGTGTCCACCACCGTGTCCACCAGTTTTTCCACCATGTTTTGCACCACCTTTTGGTTGTGCGGCGGTTTGACCTTTGGGCGGTGTTCCACCACTAGTTGCACCATTATATACACCAGATACAAAATCGCCAACACCTTGTGCCATATTCGCTGCTGTTTTACCAACTCCTTGTCCAATATCACCTAAGTGATTTGCTGCATAACTTAAATCATCACCAACATTTGATGCAAATTTGGTAATTGGATCATACCAATGCCCACTAGCATCTTGCGCTGGTTGTGCTGCGGTCGCACCTTGTTGTTTAGGTGGGGTTACAGGAGGCAGTGGGTTGTTAATAGCGTTGTCAACAACTCCACCTGGTATACCGCCTTGCGGTTGTATACGAGGACTTGTTTGTGTTGATGCAGGGTCAACTGGGAATGGTTTAACATTTCCAGATGGCGAATTTGTTCTCGATGGATCTGCATGACGCTCACCAGGTTTTACCGCCGATGGGAACATCAAGTTGTTGTTCGGGTTTTGATCGCCACCGTATTGCCCTTGTGAGGGCGATGCTGGTGGATTAAGTTGTAACTCATTTGGGGATGGTTTAAGTGGTCCCGCCTCGTTCACCTTTGCACGAAGCTGTGCAACTCTATCTATTAATTGGCTTTCTGTAATTTTTTTCATTTATATATTCCTGCAAATCTTTTGATTTTATCCAGCTCACTTTCCATAACTGGTTCTTCTTGCATATAAATCATCTTGTCAAACATATGTTTTTCACGATTATCGGTATCGATATCATCTAACGAGGTCGGTTCGACGCTGGCATCCGTACTTGGATCTTTTTTAGTGATGAATAACAATGCTTGTTTGACGTCATCCTCGGTTGCGGATGGGCATTCGCCATCTTGAAACGCTTTGACAACTTTAATTTTAGCACGAGTTCCACCGATTGTAAAATTTTTGTCGGTGGCATTCCAGAATCCTGAAATTACTTTGAGTAATTCATCAACCCCAGATGACCGCGATTGTTCTTTATTTGATGAAAATCCGCATTCTTCATTATCTAATCCGCATTCTTTAATTGCGTCACGAATAGTAATTCCTTCAGCAATTATAGAATCTAACGTTGCACCAGCCATTTTCGCTTTAATAAATTTAGCTCGCATTTTAATACTTTCCGCAACTGGAGCTGGTGGAACTGTTGCACCCATTGGTGGTGCTGGAGGCATTTCTCCACCCATTGGTGGTGCTGGAGGCATTTCTCCACCCATCGGTGGTGCTGGTGGAACTTCCCCGCCCATTGGTGGCGCGGGTGGTGCTTCCCCGCCCATTGGTGGTGCTGGAGGCATTTCTCCACCTGCCGGTGGTTCCGCGCCAGCCGGTGATTCTCCACCAATTTCAGCTGGGGATTTTGAATCCAAGTTAGGTAATAACGGGATTATTTCTGGTTCTTTATCTAGTAAGTATTGTTTAAGTTCGTTTCTAATTTCAGAATCGGTCTTAAGAACAGAGATTTTATTAGTGAAACTTCGGTCATCGATAAGTCCACGTAATGCTAATACCCCGGCTTCGCCACCAGCTAATTCTGATGAAAGAAGTATATTTAAATCTTTGATTGCTTTATTTCTAGCACCAGGCATCTCGCTAAACAATTCATCTTTATCCTCACTAATAATTCGATTTAAGAATGTTTCTAGTATTAAAGATGGATTGTATGATGAAATCTTATTAGGGCGGGGTGCAACTGATTCTGACAAAAGATCATCGATATCACTCATATCTAGTTCACGCACTGGCAACGAACTGGTTTCCATAATATTATATAAGTATGGGAATACTTGTTTAATATCTTCATTAAATGAACGTATAGTTAATCTATCTTGCCAATCTTGCATTATAGATTCTGGTATTTCTTGTGCGTCATATTCTTGGAAATTTTCAGCAAATTGTTCATAATATGATTTACGTTGTAATTGTTGAACTTCTTTTTTTACAGCATCAATACGTTCAACCACTTTATCAGTAATTGTTCCCATTGCTTCTGACAATTGAGTTTGGCGACCAACGTAATTTTTAAATTTGCGTAATTGTGTAAGTTCTTCACTTAAACCAACAATGTGTCGGCCAATTGAATCATATGGGGTACCGCCATGTTTAATATGTTCGGCAATTGCTCTTGCACCGTGCAAGTGTTTATACGGATATTTGAAGCGTTCACCATCACTATTTTCTATATAAATGCTTTCGATATTCATAGAGCGACCGGCAGCAAGATTTGGATTTACTGGCTTATTGTGTTTTACAACCAACTTAGCCTCGCCTAAATCTTGGTAGCTGATACGGCTCGTACCAAACATTTTGTTTTCCATCATTGTAAATTCCTTTGGTTTTGCACGAAATTCATAATCGCGTTTATCTAAGTTACTTTTACCGATGTTTTGCACGTCGTAATTTAATAACCGTTTTTTAGCGAATAATCTGAATGAACGTAGAAATGTATACAAATCATCATCAGCTGCCATAGAGGTTTCTGATAGGTTTGATAGCTCGTCGCTTAGTTGAATTACAACCCCATCATCTTGATCTAATGTAATAGCAATCGTACCAAGAGGTTCGCCATTATGTTCATATTCGAATTCAAAAAATCTGGCGTTTGGAATATCTGTTTTTTTACTTAAAACTTCAGCATTCTCATCTCCCATCTTAATTTGTGGGAAACGTGTTCTAATTTTGCCATAAAGATCTTTGGCAACTTGATCTAAATTATTGTCCATTTTGTATTTATCCTTGTGTTAATAATACGATGAAACAAACACTGGCAATGGTGGTTCCCAGTCTTCATCCAATTCCTCAATACTCAATGTTTCAAAAATACTTGGATCCCATTCAGCTAATACAGAACTCATTCGTACAACCAACAATACCGCTGATACTAAATCATCATGTGCCCCTTGTTTAGCTTTAAAACTAACACCAGATGCAATAAACGTCTTTAATTCACTAATGAATGCACGACTGTTTATTTTCATTTTATCTTCTTCTATTAAATATTTTAATCTAGCACAAGACGAAATCTTGTTACCAAATGTTGTGTTAAATCCTTTTCTAAACTTTTTAACGTGGCCCTTTTTCATTGGTTCACTTAGAAATAATCCAGGAAAAGATTCCTCACCAAGATTTTCAATTGTAATAAGCGCACTATCACCAACAGTATTATTTTCAATAGACCAATAGATAGAATTAGTATTATCGATTCCAATTTCAGTTTGAATATATTTTAATACTTCTCGAAGCATAATACATTGTGTGTGAATAGGCGTTATGTTATGCTGCCATTCTGCAATTTGTGTAAAACTAGGTAATTCAAATACCTCAATACCAGAAAAATCACCCCCAGTACCCAAGCACGGATCTAATGCCACCATATATAAATTACCAGGTGTTGGCTTTTTAAACCAACGAACTTCACCCATTTTAAATAATGGTTCTCGCCCGATTAACTCTGTTAATTTAAGACTGTTAATAAGTGTTTCATCGTATACCAAGAATTCGCAGTTAAATTCTCGTCTAAATCGTTCTTCACCAATACGACCAATTTCGTCTCTTTTCCAATCCTCGTCTCGGTCTGGGTGTTCCCACCAGTCAGCTTTATATCCATAAAACCCATTTCGTCCAATACCATCTTGACGTTCGTTTCCATATTCATCGAACAAGTCTTTACTTTCTTTCCATATTAATGCAAATTGGTCTTCATCTGAATTTGGGGTTGATGTAATAATCGCCCGTCCACCAGTTGATAATGTTGGTGAAATAGATGTCCAAAACTCATTGGCAATATTGGGTTGCACGAATGCAAACTCATCGCAATACAATAAAGAAATAGAAAGACCACGACCTGTGGTACCAGTGGTTGTTTGACTTATTATTCTGGAACCATTATCGAATTCCATACTTCCTTTGTTATAGCTAGTTACACCAGCTCGTAAGTAATCTGGACACAATTCATATCCATATCTAATACGTTGCATAATCTCTTGCGCACCTGTAAATTTATGCGCGGCAACCAAAATAGTTTGATCTGGATGGAACATCGCATACCATAATAGATACGCGGATGCGCATGTGGTTTTACCAGATTGTCGCGGTAACATATTAACATTAAATCGACGGGTATGATAACTATTCAAAAGTCCAATTTGGTAATCAAATGGTTCGAAAAGTAATTTACCACGAGTTGGGTGTTGAATATGAAAGAAGTTTTTTGAAAAATGGATGTAACCATTTTCAGTATCCATACAGGCTAACATATCTTGTATATGTTGTTCTGTCCATTGTTGTTTGATGTGTGCGCGTTTTGTTAGCGCATTATCGACATTTCTGCCCATGTTATAATCTCCATACTTTATTTAGTGTATAGGATTTACATAAGACAAAAAAATAGCCCCGAAGGGCTATGATTTGTTAACGATTTTTGATTTCTCTATATAATCTATGTAAGTTATTAATTAGTGATTCCGCCATTGGGTTTTCACCACCATTAACTTTTGGTGGGGCGGCTCTACCTTTACTTGCTAAGTCATCACCGGTTGCGGTAATCGCAGAAATAGCGAGAGTTGTGGGGCCAAGTCCACCGGCAATAGAATTACCAAACGTTTCGTCTGCGTGTTCATCACCACCATCGTCATCGACGTCAAATTCTGGTTCATCGATATTGTGTTGTGATAATTCATCTGGTGCGATTTCTTGTTCATCACCGTGTTTAATAACCATCATATCTTCGATACTAGGTGAACTAAATTCGCTATCACCACCAACAACCATTGTACCGTGAGCTGGGTCATCTTTTGGTTTGTCCATATTACGTAAGACATCCAAGATGTCACGGATACCACCGGCACCTTGACCACTAACGGTAATATTCATATTGACTGAATCTTGTTGTGGTTGGTGTCCCATATCTGGACTACCGCCGCATCCGCATTCATCTAGCTGCTTACCAGAATCAATTGCGTTAAGTTTTTTATTTAAATCGACAAAGTTCATATTATTTTCCTGTTTTTGCAGCTGTTGGTTTTTTAGTTGTTCTTGAACCTATTATGCTGTTACTTGTGGTTGGTTTACTACATTGCATATTTGATTTTTCAGAATGTTGCGTTTGTGGAAATAACTCATCGTTTATACCAGAATATTGTTCTAATTTTCTAGATATTGAGTTTAGTGATGATAGGAAACTCATCTTATGGTTTTCACCAACTAAGTTTTGATTACATTCTGATTCGTAATCTGTGCCGAGTAATGCGTTATATTTTTTATCATAATGTGCGGTATTCAACTCTTCTTCAGCAGTTTCAAATTTATTGCGGACGCGAATATTTGACAATGGTGTTGACAGTGCTTCTGAAATATTAGTTGCAATCTGCACACATGTCACTGGATAGTTCGTACTAATATCATATACCGATACGCTGATATTTTTTTGATCTGGGAAATCCACTTGGGTTTCTTGGATTGGTGTTGTTTTTGCAGCAGACACGTGTTCTACTTTATATGTTTGTAGTGCAGTTTTTATTTTATCTGCCATATCTTTTGGTTGTTCACCAACTATTTTCAACTTAAATTCATAATTTTGTTTTGATTCTAAGAGGTATTCTTTAAATGATTTCATAGTTTAATCCTAATAGTGTATTTATTTCATATTCTTTAATTTTTCAATTAAGCTATTTCGGTCGGTTACCACAAACCCATCCCCTGCAATATTCACCCCTTTATCGTCAGTTGTATCATTATCCATTTTTTGTTTTTTAAGTTGCAATTCAATCATTTTAAGTTTTTTATCAATTTTGGCTGATTTGGCATCAACCGCATTTTTTAGCATACTTGATGCAACCTCAAAGATTCGAGCTGAATATCTTGCTTCAACATTCATACCCAGATCCATTAAATCGTCATACGCATCAGTTGCGCGTTGTGCTAACGCATCAAACTCTTGGTCACTACCCTCACCTAATCCTTTTACAGCAGGTAATGCGGCTGAGATTTTATCAAATTCAGATATATCTCTAAAGTTTACGACTGGCTCGACTGGAGTACTGCGTTTTGGTTCTGTGGGGATGAATTCTTTGTTACTAGGTAAGTTTAGTATTTCTTCAAGTTTTTTAGTCATAGGTTATCCTTATTGTTTTCCGCCTTGGTGGAATATATCGTTTTCATTTAATACTCTAAATCGGATACCCTGTTGTCTACACCATGCAGTGGCAGCTTGCCATTTTGCTTGATTTTTAATAAACTGTTTTTGGTTTGATATACTTTTACCAACCTTTTCTAACAATTGTTGACTAGATGGTTTTATTTCAATAAGCTCTACTTGTAGCTTGTTATTATTATCAAGATATTGAATAAAAAAATCTGGTACGTAAACGGTATTTCTGTTAGTTAGTGGGTCTCTATAAGGAATAGTAATAGCTTCACTTGCCCATTTTTGAATTGCTTTGTTTTTATCACAAAAGTTCATAAAGTGTAATTCCCAAGAACTACGATACATTGGTTTTTTATTACCAACGTATTTTTCTGGGTGTTTCATATTAAAAAAACCTTTTGCAAATTTATGTGCCATTGTTATACCAATATGTTTCGTGTTTCATAATTATCAGCAATTGGCTGTATTCTATAACCGAGAACACTTGTTTTATCTCGGTTTGCATTTAGAACTTGCGCCACTAGTTGACTTAGTTGGATTTCGGGTAATCCTTTTAACGTATCTAACAATGTAAATACATTAACATTATCAGTTCTTGCTTGAGTAAGTAATACTATTGCGGTTGATCTAGCGCTGTCAATATCAAATTCTCTTTTTAAAAAGAACCCAACCACAGCATCGATTTCATCAGTTGGAAAACTAATTGTTTTAGTAAAATACTTATCATAGAACTGTCTGGTATTTAATAATTTACCATTGTTTGTTAGTGCAGTTGTATCAATCATCTATCGTTTCCTATATTAACTTGTTCAGTGATGCTGGTGTCGCACTCATAGTATCCCCAGTTGGGAATAATACATCCGAAACCCCACCAATATTATTACCATTAGATGAACCAGTGGCGGCACGTTCGGCTGCGGTTTGCGCACCGATTGCATAAGTTGCGATCTGTGCAAGTTGTGATGCAGTTGTCTGACTAGCCACATCATTAATCGCTGCAGTATTTGGATATGTTTGTCCATATAAAGGTGATGGTGTCAAATCATAATGCTGTGCTGCAAATCCTTCAGGCCCAGATGTTTCAGTAATTGGTCCGGCACCATAAGCAACCGCTTCATATGCAAGCTTCATAGTATAATCTTGTGGTTGATTACTACTATGGTCAACTTTATTATGATTCCAATGTGTAATAACTGGGTTGATTAATCTATAGCTATTGTACATATGGCCTGACATTTGATACAATGTAACATAATTAAAAAATGGAACTGTACTTCCATTATCTAAACCATATTTTCCATGTATATACGATGGACCTTGTGTTGCATTTCTACCATATGATTTACCAGTTGCCGCCACGGTTGGGTCGCTATAATAATATAAGTAGTAATTTTGCCATAATTGATTAATAATATTAGCACTATCATCGTGGAATGTAATTTGTGTCTCACCGTATTTATGGGTGGTTTGAATTACTTTTTTTCTATTATATTGATTAGCGGTTTCGGCGGTTACGTTAAAGATTGGTAAGTCCGCAGTTTTGACTAAAATATTAATTTCATTCCTAAACATAGTTCTTAATTTTATATCCTTTAATGCTTTTGGGTTTATCCCAAATGCAACATGGAATAGAAATTTTGGTTTAGGAAAAAGTCTAAATTGATCATCAACGAATATACGAGCAGCAGTTTGTCTATCTCGTAGGATTATCGTTGGGTCTGGTTTTAATTGGTCATTAGGTGTAAAAGGCATAAAGTATTTATGCAAAAAATAAGTTACATTTTTGAAGACATAAAAAAACCCACCGAAGTGGGTTTTCTTACGCATATAATTGTTATATTGTTGCGTAACCAGTATCCGCAGGACGGTCTGTACTTTCGTATCCAATACCTTCGCCGTATTCAGAAAGTTGAACACAGTTATCTGGTTGAATCATCAAGTCGATTGTCATGTATGCGGCATCACCGTAGCTTAATGCATTATATTGGGTACTTTGGATATAACATCCATAGCATTCCCATGCTTCTAACACAGTTGCACCGTTTGAACCATTTCCACCATCTAGCATTTCAATTGTCATTTTGAACTTGTAATCACCACCAGATGCGGCTGAACTTTGTTCATAGAAATCAAATTGTTTTTGATTTTGCTGGCCGACGAGTTTTGTAACTTCGCCAGTAGCATTATCACGAATTTTAACAGAGATTGGTTTCCAGGTTGGTTTACCGGCGTAATTGATTTTACTGTTGTAAACCTCAATTACTTTGTTTTCAAATTCCACATTTGGACGTGCAGCCTCTGAAACTTGTTTAGTAATTTCAGTGGTGTCTGCTGACTCTGCACCAAATCCAGTAAAGGTAATTCGGAAACGGTATTTCAATTTTGGCATCAAGGTGCCTTCGGTATCTGACCCATTATCTGATTCTAATGGAACCGAAAATTTATTTAATGTTGAACTAGCCATTTATATCTCCTTATTAACCTAGTGCTTTAATTTCGCCAGTATTTTTTAAACGTAATGGAATGTAAATGAATTCCACTGATTTAACTGGTTCAATAGCGACGTCCAAATATAGTTCATTACGATCTATTCTTGCTGGGGTGTTATTTGTTTCATCACATACCACCACATAGTCATATAAAGCACGTTGTCCCACTAATTCAAGTAACAGTTTTTCTGCTGCATAAGCTAGTTCCGCACGAGTGCGTGGGTCGTTAGGTTCAAATAAATATGGTTTTGCAAGAACTGCAAATTGTCTACGTAATTGGATTACTAAACGTGCAACATTAATTCTATCTAAAGAACTTGCATTTTTCGCGCGTGTATATTGTGCAAAGTTAACAATACCAGCACCGTTGATAAATGTAATTGCATTTACTTTAATACTAGCTAATGTATCACGTTGACCAACATTTAATGCAACAGTTTTGAACTCGCCTTCTGATGTAATATAACCAACACTATCAGCGTTAGTAATACCACCACGACGTGTACCCGCTGGTGCAAACCAAGGATAACTTGCGTTGTCACTTAATGCAATTGTACGGAGCATCATATGACTTGGTGGAACCGCAATGTTATTACCTAAGTTGTCACTTGTGTAACCCCAAGGATAGAAAAATGCCAAGTATTCATCACTTGAAACTAACCCACGTTCATTATCTTCCGCAGCACCATTTTGGTTGTTACCCCAATTACTTAACGATGTTGCATCTGGTGCTAATCTAGCAGGTGTGTCAGCGACGACGAATGCCGTAATTCCACGGTCATAATTCAAGTTTTTCATTTCACCAACAAGCTCTGAGTAGCCAGGGCATGCTATCAAATTGAAAATTCTTGATTCATCATCACGAATTTCTTGGTTAGAGTTAACTAATGCTTGTAATGCTTGTACTACAACAGTTCGTTGTGCTTTATGACCAAATGTTCCAGCGCCGTCGATTTGATTAGCAGCTTCACTAATCCATCTGTGTGGATAATATGGTGCTACGTAATCAGGTTCGCCAAATGTGCCAGATGACCCCATGTATTCATTTGAATTACGGAGGTTACGAGCTGTTAGATCAACATAATTGTGAACAAATTTCTTCACGTTGAATCCACTTCTACGTAAGTTCCATAACAACATACCTTTTGGATACAATGCTGGGTCTGGTGCATCGAAATCTAAGAAATCATTTGTCAGCAATACTTCAATGCTGCTAGCATCAGCTGATTTACCATCAGTATTCCATCTTGCATCGTGGAAAAGAATACCAGTATCGGTTGATTGATCAGTTGTATCAACTAAAATCCATTTCTTAGGGTTAGCTTGGAAACGATAGATAGCTGGGTAATTTTCTAAATCAGACATATCAATCCATAAATCACCGTTTTTCAAACGAGTTGAACCATCTGATTGTGTCGTTGGTTTAGTTGCACTTACAATAGGACCGTTAACGTCGGTTGCACCTACGCCTTCGCCTAAGTCAGCGTTACGATATCCAATCCATGTGGTACCATTATGAACCATAATATCAACATCATCTGTAATACTATTGTACCATAATTGGCCATTTGCGGTCGTTGCTGAAATTTCCGAAGCACTTGCAGTTGCAAATCCAGCGGTTTTATCATCTGACAATGCAGTCCACAATGTAGCGATATAATTATCATTCATATCACCATATAAATTGGTCGTTGGCGTTAAACCAGTATTGGGATCAATCGCACCAAATAACACAGCGAATGGGGTGTTTGTTCCATCTGCAATTTTGATATCACCACCATTTTCATGTTGGATAACTAATTGATTTGTTGCAACCGCAACGAATGCGGTAACTGAACCACCCAATGAATTAATAGCTGTCGCTAATGCTTCTGCATTTGCGATAGCTGAATCTGCACCAACGCTTAATAGTACGTCAGTTTCAGAGTGGTCAACCCATGTGTTACTTCCAGTAGCACTTTCACTAACTGTAAAAGAAACCATAGTGTGTGAACCAAATGTATTATCAAGAATTGGAATACTTTTAATAGTGGTTGGTCCAACTGTTCCACGTCTGTAAATTTTAAAGTTAGCCAATACTGGATCACTATCCAAATCATTGTATTTGACATACAATGTGTTTAATGGTAAATTGATACCACCACCGGTTGAATCCAATGCTGCCAATGCAGTGATGTGATCTTTATATAGCAATGGTGTATTAGGACTTGACCATGCTTGAACCGCTGAATTATAACGAGTAACAGTCCAACTTGCACCCAAATTAGGTGTGGTCGTTTTAATCCAGATTGAACCAGTTGGATTATTATCATCTGATAATCTGTATGCTGGTGGTTGGGTATGTGGTGCAATTGTCAATGCAGGTGCATTGTAAGTTGCAGCAGTCATTCCTAATGCTGACAACATATTACCACTAATTGAAATAGTGGTTGCATCTGTTGAATATAATGTCAATTTTCCATTAATTGATGCAGCTTTTACCCCGGCGATTGATTGAGCATTAATGTAAGTTACTAGCGCATCTAACGTTGCACCAGTACAATTTACAGTGTTAATAGTCAATGTCGATGCGTTGGTTCCATTGGTAACTGGTGATGAAATTGTTCCTTGAACAGTAGGCCAAGATGCCGCCCATGCGTCTGAGCCAACCTCAACCCAAGTTCCAGCATCAGCTGCGCCAACATAGGTTGCTGGTTTTTTAAACCATAATTTAATTAATGTGCTTACCGCTACTAAAGCATAGCTACCAACAGGTGCGCCAATACTTGATTTAGGGGTATTTTCAACACCATTTACAGTATCAACTTGGTTGATGTCAGTAATAACCAATGGGATTTTGTTTGTAAAAGTTTGCCCACCGATTACGTCTGCGGTTGCAGAATTCCACTCAAAAATACCATATTTAGAATTTTTGATGTCGAACCAAAATGAACCATCAACTGGTTTACCAACTGGCATAATTGATGTTTTATTCAGTTGGGCTAAATCAATATCAGCACGTACAACATATGCACGATTACTAACACCAAGATAGCTATATGCTGCCTGTAATCCATATTCATTTTGTTCTCCAGCATGAACAGGATTGTTGTTTGCATCTGTAATAAATTTGGGAATACCAAATGTATCAGATAAATCTTTTTGGCTGGTAAGTAAATATACTTTTCCAGCATTTGCTTTTAATGTTCCAGGAGCAGTACCTGTCGCAGCACCATTTTGTTTATTTTCTTCTGATGCAACAATAATCAATGGTACGGTACCAGGTGCGGCAGAAGTGTAAAAACTTTCGTCAATTACTTGAACACTAACGCCAGGTGAACTAAGTTGAGCCATAATATATTCTCCATAAATACGTTCTATCTAGATCTGTAACTGTATTTATAGAGATTTTAGTTTTTATCGCATTTAGCACCCATAAAAAAGGGCAAAAAAGGTTTGAATTTTGTTAAATACTGGCATGAGACCATTATGTTCGTGTAGATCCTATCCAGTTGCCATTAATTATATAAAAAATGGCCGAACCTATTATCGTAAAGTATGCGAAAGCTGTTTGAAAGGGAAAAGAGTTAATTGCAGGTGGGCTCAAGTTGGATACACTAAGAAAAGCCAATGTGATAAATGTGGATTCAAATCACCATACTCAGAGGTTTTTAGAGTATTCCACGTTGATGGTGATTTGAATAATTGTAGACCTAGTAACTTAAAAACAATTTGTGCAAATTGTCAAGTTCTGTTACACCGTGAAGGGATTATTTGGAGGCAGGGGGATTTGAAGCCAGACTTGTAATTAAGTCATCGAGTTGTGCATATAGTTCTTCTATAGAACCATCATTCTCAATTACATGATCGAGTTCTGTGACAAACCATGCCCATTCACTAGGATGAACTTTTTTTGATAATCGTGCGCCAACTCTGGCGGCATATGCGTTATCAGATAATGCATTTTCTGCATCGATTCGCCAGTCCGGTTCAAAGCCACGTTTAATACGTATTATAGTACCACCGGCATCTCTGATTGATTGAATTTCATTTGGAAACCGGCAATCTGATATTACAACATCACCGGTATAGTGTTTCATTTTATTGGCTAAACTGGCAATCCAGATTTCATTATGAAATGAATCGCGTCCAAGTGTGGTTCCCCATTCGCGTAACATTGAGCGAGGCGATACCTCAAATCCTAGTCGTTCACTCCACCAGGTATCTGGTTCTTCCCGCCATGCACGTGACGCTGGTGTTGCACCATCAAGTAATAGTCTGTTCCATCCAAATATACTAGATAACACATCTTTCAAACTATTTGCAAATGCTTCCTGTGTAAAACTATGATGTCTTACTAAGTAATCAGATGCTGTTGTTTTACCTGAACCAATTAAACCTACAATTCCTATAATCATTTTATATCCTTATAAAATTATATTATACCATATAAGATTTATTATGTCAATTATCCAATAACAAATGTGTACGGCAAGCCACCAGGTACAAGATTTTCAATTTCTTTTTCAAGTTTTTCAATTTCTTCTTTTGCTGATTGCAATAATGCCGAACCGTTTAACGTAATACCACCAGATGGTCCTGCGATACTAGCAAATAAACTTCTAGCTTCACCGAGCATAATTTTACAAGTGGCTAGTGTATAATCGCGTAGCCATTGTTTAGCGTAAATATCAGTCAATAATACAAAATCTGGTCGATAGTTATATGTTTGAACTAATATCTGCTCACCGTTTGCAAATGGTCGTTGTAAAATAGTCAATGTATGGTTCTGTGCTTTCCATTTAAATTCGATAAAACTACCAAACATTCTACCAACTAGTTTTTGATATCCGGCAAACATATCGTATGTGGCAAGACCACCCATCATACTTCCACTTAGTAAGTATGTATTAGTGTATGCTAAGTTAAATGGTTCGAACAATGTACCACCTGCTCCCATTCCAGAGCGAGAACCAATCGCTCTGCGATACACTTGTCTAACTTCAACTACCTCATTTGGTAATCGATATTCATTTTGGTCTTGAATGAGTTCAAGAAACATGTAGCTTTCTTCTACCGCATTTGAACTGCGTTGTCTAAATTTGTTAATAGCTTTATCTAAAGCTGTTTCATAATGTATTGGGTCGAGGTCGATGTCAATCATTCCATCGCCTAGCATTGCTTTTACGTAATCAAATACTTTGTTACGTTCTATAGTTGGGGTGGAATCATTTGAGTTATAATCATCAGTCATGTTAAATCTCCTATGTATATTTATACGATAAATATCTTAATACTAGAGGATTACCAAGTGCCAAGATTGAGTATGTATAAGCCGGAGAAGGGCAATAACTACAGATTTATAGATCGTCAGATTTCACAAATGTTTCAGGTTGGTGGAACTGATGTGTATGTTCACAAATATTTAGGACCAAAAAATCCGGACGAGGGAACAGCAGACCAACCAATTTATGATACAATCAGAGAAACTAATATCCAAGATTTATTATTTTTAGAAAATCGTGACCGTCATTATGAAAAAGAAATTTATAGAATTCGTGGTATCTATAATGTACAAAACATTGACTTCAATTTAAGCCAATTTGGACTATTCATTGACAATGATACATTGTTCATGACCGTTCATATTAATGATTTTATAAATTACTTGGGTAGAAAACCATTAAGTGGTGATGTAATGGAGATGCCACATTTACGTGATGATTTTGCGTTAAATGATTATGACATTTCATTACCCAGATATTATGTAATTGAAGATGTGGGACGGGCAAGTGAAGGATTTAGTGCGACCTGGTATCCACATTTGTATCGTTTAAAATTAAAGAAAATAACTGATGCACAACAATTTTCTGATATTTTAGATCAACCAGCAGGTGAAGCAACTGACATGACCTTGCGGGAATTACTAAGTACAAAAACAAAAGAATTAGAAATTAATGATGCAATAGTACAGCAATCCGAAATAGATGCACCGTTAAGTGGTATGGAAACTAGACATTATTATACTATGGCGGTTGATCCATCCACTGGGACAACCTTATTAAACACGGTTGATATGGACACGCTCGATGCAAGCGTTGCATCATATTTAGCTAGTGAAAACAACAAAAGACCAGTTAGGTCTGGTTATTGTGGATATTTATTAGGTGATGGATATCCAATGAATGGCTATGAATTCGGTAGAGGAGTGACATTCCCAGCAAATCCTGGTCCGGATGACTTTTTCTTACGTGTTGACTTTTTACCAAATAGGTTATTTAGATTTGATGGAATCCGTTGGACAATGGTCGAGGATGCAATTAGAACTACAATGACCAACAATGATACTCGTAATACACAAAAAACTGGCTTTATTAACAATACCAAATTCACTTATGTTGACAAAGTTGCAAGTGATATTATTACATTGGACGCGGATACATTTGTCATTAACACTAATATATCATACCAAGAATCGCCATATGTTGTATTTAAATGCGAAGGTATTAATGTGTTAGATTTTGCATTAGCCGATTACCCAGATATCTATAGCTCGTATATGAATAATAATGTTGCTAAATTACAAATAACCTTACCACTAATTAACAATGAACAAGTGGTAATCCCATATGCTGGTAAATGGGATGTAACATTATATACACATAGAGAAGCACAACGTCAAAGTATCTCTAAAGTATTAAAACCACGTGCAGATTTATAACCAAACTTTTATGGAGGCAACGGTTTGACACCGTTGAAATATTATTCAACATTTTTATGATGGGCAAATACGAAGATATATTACCCAAACAATACGTATTTTAAGTAATTTCACTGTTAGATACAACGATGGAACTTTGTCTAGGGTTCCTGTAATGTACGGTGATATGGATAGACAAGCCGCTAATATTCTTCGCCAAAATAGTGAAAATAAAATCAATTCAGTTCCCCGTATGTCGGTATATATTAAAGAATTAGAATTAGATAAAACACGACTTGCGGATCAAACCTTCATTGGTAGAAAAAATATTAGAGAGCGTGGCGTTTCAAATGGTCGATATAATAGCTCAACTGGTAGAAATTACACAATCGAACGTATAATGCCAACACCATTTAATCTTACAATGAACGTTGATATATGGACCGCAAATACAGACCAAAAGTTACAATTATTAGAACAAATTTTAGTGTTGTTCAATCCTAGTTTAGAGATTCAAACCAACGATAACTATATTGATTGGTCTAATATATCTGTGTTAAACTTGAAAAATATTGTATGGTCTAGTAAAAGTGTACCGGTTGGCACTGATTCACCAATTGATATAGGGACACTGACCTTAGATACCCCGATATGGATTAACCCACCTGTTAAGGTAAAACAACTTGGTATTGTTACCAATATTATTACATCATTATATTCGAGTGCATATACAAGCAAGACTGGATATATTGAGGGTCTTGGTACAGATGCCGCACATCCAACTGTTACTATGCAGTCACTTATGGAAAAGATTGTTACAACTATCACTGATTATAAAATAGAAGTGTATAATGGTGTTGTTATGTTACTAGAAAGTTCATTACAGGCCAATAACATAAGCGAGTTACCAACTCGTCATGGTTCGGCAATAAGTTGGTTAGATGTATTTAATAAGTATCCAGACCAATTTCACGCTGGTGTCAGTCGATTATATTTGGTTCAGCAAGATGGGAATGAAATAGTTGGTACAGTTAGTTTAAATGAATCAGATCAAACACAACTACTAGTTGAGTGGGACCCAGATTCACTTATACTAGACACATTGATTGATACAAATGGATATATGTATGGCGACTCGCAATTTGACCAAACCACCGCTCGTAGTAAAGTTGATGCAATCATTGATCCAACCACTTACAATCCTAAACGACCATTAAAAGAATCAGCTGACCAACCAATTCCACTTGGTATTAGATATTTAATCATAGAAGACATTGGTAATGAATCAAATGTCGATGGCGCGGATGCGTGGAAATCCTTAAATGGTGATGATTTAGTTGCACATGCGAATGACTTAATTGAATGGGATGGGGAACGCTGGAAAGTAATCTTTGATTCTATAAACGAAAATGATACAATGGTATGGCAAACCAACATATATACAGGTGTACAGTATCTATGGAATGGTGCCGCATGGGTGATATCATTTGAAGGAATTTATGATGTTGGATATTGGCGTTTAGAATTATAAAAACAATGGAAAATATAGCTAAAGATAAAATAGTATGCAGTGGTGCGTTAATTTATTCAATTTCAACAAGTAGGGTATTATTGATTCAAAAAGCCGCTGGTAAACATCAAGGTTCTTGGGGTTTAGTTGGCGGTACTAATTTGATTCATGAAAATCCGTGGCAAGGATTACATCGTGAGATAGAGGAAGAAATTGGGTTTTTTCCAGAGTTTATTAAAGTACTACCATTAGAAAAATTTGTGTCCAATGATAGTATTTTTAATTTCCATACTTACTTTTGTTTAGTTGAGAATGAGTTCATACCAATTTTAAGTGATGAACATTGTGGGTGGGCTTGGTCCACTATTAATTCAGCACCAAAACCATTGCATCATGGTTTGCGAACTAGTTTTTCAAATAAAATAATTAAAGCAAAATTGCAAACCATTTTCGAGTTATGTACCATAATAAACGCTAGTGAATAAAAAAGGCCCGGTTAAGGGCCTTTTTGTTATGCTTGGGCTTCACCCCATCTTAATACTAAGTTACACGGAATAGTACCAGAACCTGATGCACGATATATGTTAATTGCAAGTACGTCTGGTCCATTTGGGTAACACCCTCTACCACCTAATACTGTATTAGTTAACTCTTTCAATTGACTTAAATCTAATACACTTTGTGAGCCAGGTGCAGCAATAAATGAGAAAATCTGTTCTCCCGGTTGCGCATACGGTGGCTGTCCAAATTTAAAGGTAACTTGTGTTGTTCCTGGAACAATAGTTGTAACACTATCAGATGATTGGTTAAAACTTACTTTATAATACTGTGTTCCAAAAAATGAAACTAGTTGCACACTGTTGGTATATGTACTACCAGGGAAAATTCCTCCACTCGCAACCTCGGTACCAGTTGTCGCATTGGTGCTTTCCCAACTTGACTTTTGGAAGAAAATTTGGCTGGTTTTAACCGTTTGATAACTGTTCGTGACAGTGGCGGTTGTTGTTCCAGACACAGTGGCATTAGTATTTTTACTTAATGTAATATAATAGTAACTTACTGAATTGTAAGTACCCCAAAAGGTTATAGCATTAATAACAGTTCCCGATTGGATACCTGATGCAGCTGTGATTGCTTGGCCAGTCGTTAACCCTTGACTAATATAAGATGCATAATTGGCCGATGTAATATAAATGTATGGTGAATTATTTTGAATTGATCTTGAGTCACCAGGAACAAGTTCAATAGCAATTGAGCCAGTTAAAAATGCCGCAGTTGTAATAGATGCGGTTGATTGTGTTGCACCACCAGCCCATACAACCGACCCACCTGATACCACCTGACTAAAACTAGGTAAACCACCGGCACCGGATGATTGCAAACCATTCCACGCTACGTCCGTCACGTTAGACGGATAGTTTTGGGGATTTAATACTCCTTCAACAATGATACCACCAGTACCACTATCTGCGGTAATTTCAAGCGCTTGAAGCAATAATTGGGCACGATTAATTAAATCTCTATCTCCCAGATCACCAATCAATGAATTACTTACACTAGGGGCAAGACGAATCATAAACGCGGTTTGTTTAGTGGTAGATACTGGGATGTTTGTACTTTGATAGTTAAACAAGTAACCACGATCGGAATCAAATCCACCATCTTGGATAAATGCACTACCCCAATGGCTGATATTTGGCGTGGCTGTTTGTGCAACTTGGATTACACCAGTAGTTGAAATATGAGATGATGCGGAACCTGCTGAAAACACACGATTAGCCCCGGCTACATAATGTGTAATAGTTGCAGCACGCACACACCCGGTCAAATTACCTGGTCCGGTCGATGCACTTTTTCCGGTATATCTAATAAACTCGTTATCTAAATATACGGTACCGGCGGATGGGAATAATGTTAAATCTGAAATTGGCAATGATGTGTCTGATGCTGATACGGCAGCAGTTAACTGGCTTCTTGCACCTTCGTTAATTACTTCATATCGTACTGGACTATTACCCGATCTTTGATACGCTTCTCTATTTAAGTTATTATTACGCATTCTATGGGCGAGTATATAATTACCCTCATTTCCACGTAACATCCAATCAATAAACCCGGCACCATACCAAGTCCATTGCAAACCAATCATTTGCATTTTACTTACATCAATTTGATATCCGCTTGGATTAAATGGGCCATTAGAACCATCACATCTGTCAACATTCCATTTAGATTGTGGGACAATTGTTTCTAAGGTTTTTGCAATCTTAATACCACTACTAATGTTGGTACCACGGTAATCAGGCGAAATTGTTAAACTTGTGTCCGACACTAATTGTGTTACCACATGCGTCATCCCACGAATAACTATTCTATCACCTTCGATTAATTGTGACAAGAATCTAGTTGATATACCTGATACAACATTGCTATCAGGGGTTACTGTTACCGTACCTGATAATTGAAACGTACTTGATCTACGACCAAGACTAAATGTTTGCCCATCATACTGGAAAAATTGTCCATTTTGGTCATCAAAAGTACCAGCACGAACGATAGCACCAGTCCAATTCTTGACACACATATAACACGGGCCTTCTAATAATGCGGTCGTTGCACCAAGAACTGACGTTGCGGTTACAGTTAACGATCTTTCATCAATAATACTAACTACTTGGTATGTTCCAACATACCCTGATGTTATAATACCAAATAATTGCACAGTTGCACCAACTTGGCAGCTATGATCGACGTCATCCGTAACAATAGTAATTGTGCTACCGATAGATGTACCACTTGCGGTGACACTTTTTAAATCGTAGTTTGGGGCGAATAATGCACCGGTGTTATAGTTAACTGCTTTACCAGATTGGTAACGAATATATTTTTTACTCATACGTATTGCGTGTGCACCATACGAGGGACCACCGGTACCTAAAATAACACCGCCATCGATTGGACGATGTTGGAAAAATGCATCCGGGCGAGCATAAATAGTTGCGCCAATAGTACCAGTGATAACAGCGGCACCTCTACAAGTGTAAGTGAAGGTGGTCAAACTAGGCGTTGTTTCAACAAAGATTGGACCGCCAGCAATTGCATGATTTTGTGTATTACTTGAATCACTTGTTATTACAACCATAAGTGTGGTACCTGGTAGAAATCCATGCGCCGCTGGAAAGGTAACTGTAATAATTGGGGTCGCATCCGCAGAATAAGTAAACAATGGGGCACTCACTGAAGCACCTGTATAAAATCCGGCTTTACGTAATTGCAAATATGACGAATACAACGAATCACCATTTGTTGTTCCAACTTTTGCTTTAGCATAGTATGTAAAAGTTGTGGTGGATGCAGTTGTATTAATGATAAAACTACCTTCTGCACGACTGAAACCAGAAATCCCAGAGTTAAGACCTTTAATAGTAAACGGTTGACCAGCAGTCATTCCATGAACAGCACTAGTGGTAACTGTAATTAAACTTTCACCATTACTAGCATCAGTGGTAATAGCACTAACATTCATATCCGTACCGGGAATCTCGAAAACACTTGGATAGCCTCTCATCATACTAACTGCTTGCCATTTAGTAGGCTGTAGTCCGTATTCAAAGTCAGCATCAAGCATACTAACAGGTTGTGCAATACGAGTACGTTCAAATGCATCAGTACCCATTGGCCAGGGCCGAACTGTCATTTCAGGTTTTTCGTAAAAAATTTGTATAGCATCGGTGCTGCTATGTGTTGCAGTATTAACTGCTAATGTTATAGTCGTAATCCCATCATGATTTTCAAGTACATTCGTAAAATTAGTATCAGCTGCTCTACTAAAGGTTACAGTGGTACTTGCATTTGTTGTATCCGCAAAATTGTATAGTATAATGTTGCGTGTGGTATTAGTGATAACTAATAGTTGATTCAGGTCGTACTTTCCTGGTATTTTTATCGTGCCTACACCAGCATTTCCTGGGGTAAAAACATATTGTCTAATCTGACTTTTAGCCATTTAAAATGTCTCCATTTGTATTTTATATATTTATTGCGTCATCATCCACAACTTGCAAAAAATGATAGCATTCTTACTTGTTCTACATATCGTTTAGTAGATAACTCGTTTCGATTACTATTCCAATTTTCATCAGGGGTTGTAACGGATGCAGATGTAAATCGCCCAGGCGCGGCGGTTAATACACCAATTGATACGTTGTTTATTGAGCCAAGCGCGGTTGGTGTTATTGTTATTGTTCCAGTACCGGTTGGACTAAAGTTTATAGTTTGATTAATTGCGGTCGCATTAATACTGGTTGAATTTAAATATAAGGTACCAGAACCACCAAATGTTACATTACCATTAGGCGAAACCGTTACATTACCAGTTGGGGAAACGGTCACACTTCCAGTTGGGGAAACCGTTACATTACCAGTTGGTGACAACGATACTAGCCCAGTAGATGTACAAGTCAATGATGTAAAGTTACCAGATGCCGCCACGGTTCCACCAATTGCCACGTTGTTAATCACCGATGTATTGGATGGATTTAAGTTAACCGTACCAGTTACCATTTGCAAAGTACCAGATAACGCTACCGTTCCAGCGACGGTCAAACCAGATAGTGTACCAGGTATAGAGGTAATACTAGCCCCTAGCGCAGTATGGGTGAGCAATGGGTCACCGTTATAACTAATATACGCACTACTAGTTAACTCAAGTCTATTACCAGTAACTGTAACTGTTTGAGTTAATAAATTGCCGTCAGCATCAACTATAAAATATGGACTAACGTATCCTGATGCCGATCTAAATAATTCCGAAACTGTAACCATAATATTCCTTTAGCACATTATCATACCGTATGCAGCGGCAAGCGTAGCCGCATATCCGATAGTTAACGGACTATTTGCACCGGATGGTTGTGTTGTCAAAGTGACAGTTGTAAATGTTCCAACTGCCGGTGTTATACTACCAATTGTCATGTTGTTAATCGAACCCGTAATAGTCGGGTTGATTGATAATACACCAGAACCAGTTGGACTAAGAGTAATAGTTGAATTATTTCCAGTACATGACAAATTACCAGTAACGGTCAGTGAGGTAAATGTTCCAGCGGCCGGAACGTTTGCACCAATTGTTACATTATCTATACTACCAGTTGTCGCTGGATTAATAGCAACGGTTCCTGATCCGGTTGGCGAAATTGTTACATTTCCAGTACTTGGACTTAATGAAACCGAGGTGGTTGCTGTCAATGTGGTAAATTGTCCACTTCTTGGAGTTGTTAGTCCAATAGTGGTATTGTTAATAGAACCAGTGGTTGATGGGTTTGCGGTTAACTGGTCGGTAACTGTTAAACTTGCTAATGAAATTACACTACTAGCATTAAAAGTAACCGTATTCGTTGTACTATTAGTGGTAATAGAAATCCCATTTCCGCCCACAAGTGTTAATGTATTGTTAATTGGAGTTAAACTGATAGTTGGTTGCCCAGCCACTCCCAAGTATGTATAACTGTTCATACGCCTGCTCCAAGCAAAATAGAAGTTAGTTGTTGTTGTTTAATAAGAGAATTACCCGTATTTGCTATTTGGGTAATAGTCATTGATGAAAATCTTCCAGATGCCGGTACAGTATTACCTATAATAGTGTTATCTATAAATCCAACGACTGGAGATATCAAAACAGTATTGGTACCTGTTATAGAAATATTTTGATTTCCATTTAATATTAAATTAGAATTATTGGTTATTGATGAAAATTTACCAGTTTTTGGTACATTTGCACCTATTATCATTTTATCACAATCACCAGTATTGGCTGGGGAAATAGTCAAGGTCCCGGTTGGTGCTATTGATACATTTTGTGATGTGTTTAATATCGTTGTATCGGTGGACGTCAATGACGTAAAAGTACCACTCACCCGTTGAGTATTTCCAATAGTAATATTATTAATTTGGCTTGTGATCGCCGGTGATATTACAAAATTATTTGAAACAGAAATACTTCCATAGTTTGATATATTAAATGTTAAACTAGATAATGATGAGGCAAATGACAGATTATTATCAGAATTAGCAAAATTTAATTTAGTTAAAATAAAATCTGCGGAAAGTGTTGATTGTCCTGGCGATGCTATATTACTAATACTGGTAATAGATACTGTCCCAAACTCATTTACAGCAATATAATTGTCTGGTAAATTACTATACCAATTTCTATACGTACCTAGTTCACCACCTAAGCTATCACTTCTTCCAGTGATGTCTGGAATTTGTAATGTGTTAATTCTTTCAGAATAAGTTGCTTTGTATGTTAATATAATATTGACTAATGGGGTGATTGTATCAGAATTGTTGTATGGTGTTGCAATCACTGAAACTGCGGATTCATTAACTGTTGCTGAGAACTTAACCAAATCACGCCCAGAGTTAGTTCTACCATATACTAATACACTGGCAAAATTTACTCTAGCGGTAATTGTTACATTAACATGCTCAATGTCATTAGGGCCATATTCAATAACTATTTTATAGTCTGCACTTGAAAAATCACCTACATTCCATTTATCAAATACAGTAGCTTCTGGGATTTTTACTACAGTACCTGTATACGATAAGTTTAACCCTCGTTTGAGTTTAAGAGTATTTTTCAACCCTGTTAAAAAAAAATTAGAAAACGTCATAATATCTCATTGTTGTACTGTATTTAGTCAGTTTTTAAGCTGATAAAAATCCCGCATACTACTAAATATGCGGGATTGATTTTAAACTACTATTCCGCAGCTGGTGTATCAGTTACTACAGTATCATCAACTGATACCTCGTCAACTGGTTCGTTGACAATTGTTGGTTCAATCTCGGTTGGTAATGTACCGTTTTCAATCATCTCAGTAACTATTTCATTGTTTACAATAGTTAATGGGATTACAGATGCAGGATCATAGATTTTCCAATTTACTGTTAATTCATCCCACTCATACAATTTACCATCAGTTGGGTACGGAATTGGTGCTTCAAAACAACAATTTTTGGGATTAAATTTCCAACTTTTAAATGCAAGAGGATTAGATTTCCATCTTTCTTTTGTATCCTCTTGCATTTTCTTCATTTCAGTTTTTGTCAGTTTGGAAATGTTGTGAACATCATGAACAACACCATCTATAAACTCATAGGTGGTCCCTTCCAATTTTTCATAAACTCCCAATTCAGGAACATCATTTCTTTGAAATTTTGCACAACCTTCTGGAATATTATTTTCTAAATTAATACCTGGAAAAATATATTGTAAATTACTACCAGCGATTGGATGGCCAACTGGTTCACCGTTTTCTAATCTAATATATAAATTAATCATGATATATCTGCCGTGTATGTTGAAGGGAATAATCTTCCTGGATTATTAACATCGATCGGTACAGTTGTCCATATTAGCTTAACAGCACCCCAGCCTGCCTTTCCAGGGTTACCTGGCCAGGATGTACCAGGACCGCCACTGCCACCGCCATATAATCCTCCCCAGCAATTACTATTTCCACCTTCACCACTGCTTGTTGCTGGGTTCTCACCACTCATTCCTCTAGAACCTCCACTTCCGCCTGCACCACCACCACCGTAACCCGCAGTAGTTGTAAAATTAATAGTATTGCCACCAGTATATTGATTACCGTGCCACCAGCCGCTAGCTGTATCACCTTTACCATGTATACCGGTACCACCACCCGCACCTGTGCCGTATGTCGAACTATAGGATCCGCCGCCGCACGAGCCGCCTGAGTTTGCCGCAGGCAACGAATTAGTATCGCCACCATTCCCTGTATAGCCACCCGCGCCACCGCCGCCATTCCAACTTGATGATGTGCCGCCAGCGCCGCCCCCGTCACCGTACCAGCCACCGCCGTAACCGTTCTTGTTTGGCCCGGATGAATCGGATCCGGAGGTGGCGTTTCCGCCGCCGTATCCAGCAACGGTAGTTGTAGATATAAAATAGCTATTTCCGCCTAGTCCGCCATTCTTAGCTCCTCCGTCACCAACAACAACAGTATATGATGTTCCTGGTATAACTGGGATATTATTCTTCCAACCTAGGCCGCCACCTGCGCCAGAACAATTTGACCAACCGGTATATCCACCACCACCTCCACCGATACATACAACCGAAACTACCGTTACTGAACCTGGGCAAACCCAAGTATACGATCCTGGTCTAGAATAGGTTATTTGGCCACAGTTATCTTTGGTTAATGGGATTACACCACTGGTAGTACCAGCGGTGCTTGTAAGCTGTGTAAAACCAGTGGTAGTATTAGTCAAACCAAAAGAATTAGAAAATTGTTTAAAAAACATAATTATTGACTCTCCTTGATAGTTAATAACACTGCAATAACATTTGGGGTATCACATGATGCTTTAATACTATAACCATTTGGAACTTGATAAACAGTTTCACTACGGAATAACCCAGTTGTGGTATCGCTTGGACTAAGTGTCTGACCATTGTTTAAATAAAATACGTTACCAGCATTATCATCTAATGTTAAATAGAATTTGACATCGTCTGGTAATCCGTATGCGGTGTAAGTATTATTAAGTGATGCGGTTGAGTTATATAACTGCCATGAATTTTTACCAGTTCTGTATAATACAATCCATCCACTACCAATTGTCGCAACTTGGGTTGATTGATAAGTGGTCGAATCAACGGTGTTAAAATTATAGTTAAATGCTTGTTGGTCAATTTGTGCTGTGTTTTGTAAAGTAACAGCATATCCCATTTTACTGGCAACGATTTGTGCCCATCTATGGCTAGTATATAACGATACGGTCATCAAACTACCCGTTGCTGATGATAATGTTAATGCACTTCCACCGACTGACGTACTTACTGAAAACGTGGTAGAGGTAAATCCAGATAATACATAGTACGTTGTACCAGCGCCTATACCACCGTATGCAGTACCATTAAATCTAACCGCCATATTAGTATACATACCAGTTGTACTTGCAACGGTGATTAAATTTCCAGTAGAATTAGTTGATAAAACTGATTGTGGCGCCCATTGGGTGTAATATCCTTGCCAATCATTTAAACGACCATTAATTGACGCATATATTCTTGGGGTTCCGAGATATTCATCATACATCATTGCAACTTGCGTACCAGATTTAGAACCACAATGAACATGCATTGGTGTACCCCATCCTTGAGTAACTTGGCTTTCACCACCGGTTTTTCCATTTAATGGGTAGGCCGTTGTGGTAAAACTACTTAAGTTGGTGGCAACCGCATATGCAGCACTCATACCATGCAGTGCATAGTTAGCGGCACTACTAGGGAAGTATGATCCAATTATTCTCCATAGCCCTCTTGAGAAAGTTAACGAGCACGGGGTATCTTGAATCAATTTGAAATTTGGCCGATAACCGATAGTCCAGGTACCGTCACCGAAATTCATACCAGTGTTACCCAAATCACTCCATGTAGAACCATTAAACAACCCCATACGCATAAAGGTTCCACTGCTACCCATGTACAACAAATACGCCATTTCTGTGGTGGCTGTTGCACTCGTTTGTTCACTAAAGTATACCATGTTACATAGTGCACCGCCACTCATACCTACTAAATTTTGTTGTGATTTTAAAGTTGGTAATTGGGTATAAGATGTCATTGCTTCAGTAACTAACGCGAGACAGTTGTTACCAAATGTGCCATTAGTGTTATGTGGCCCGTAGCTTGTATGTGGATACACTCTATTCCCATATTCAATACCGATTAGTAATCTACCGGTTGGTGTTACTTGGATTTGGGTTGCGGCATAAATGTAATTTAATGATGCATTCATTGAGCTGAGAAGTACTTCACTCAATACAACACCAGATGTATTCATTGCGTAAATTCTACCACCTTGGCATACCATCCAGCATCCTGCCGGTTCATTCCACGCATATCCCTCACCGTAGTCATATCCCCATGGCAAGTAGTTACCAGTGTGGGCGGTTTGGCCAACGCTTGTGGTACTACCAGTCGAATTAATACGTGCTTTGTAATTGCCAGATGCGTTTGCATTAATAGTTGCAGGATCATAATATATGTATAATGGGCGACTATTAAATGGATACCATTTAGTCGAATAGCGAACAGTGTTAACACTTTCACTTAATCCATTGATTAAATTAGTTGCCACACCTGCACTATCATAACATACTAAACACCCGTATTCACCAACAAATACAACTCTTTCATCACCCCATTGGTAATGTTCAGATATACTCTTCATAGTAGTGTGTTGTGTCGTAAGCTGGGTTCTGGTGTTAGATAATGTCGTTGAGCTGGTTTGACGATAGAAAGTCACTAATCCGTCAGACGCGCCAGTTCCAGTGGTGGCTGCAATAACTGCGTTAACGTTGGTTCCTGTCGATAAACACGCACATTCTAATCCAGAGTGGGCGGAACTGACAGCGGTTAATGATACAGCGGTGGCTGCACTGGTCCATGCGTTAGTACTTGAGTTAAAGTTGAATGCAATTGCTTGGCTAGCGGTGGCAGAGGTTGTTACTGCAAACAAGTAAGGGGTAACGTTTGCTGTTGCAGTTTTTACCATTTTACACATACCAATATTGTATGTTGATTGTGCAATACCAAGACTTTGTATAGAACCTGCAGTAGAAATTGCGCCAGTGTTTGCCATGTTAAATGCCTGCGCACTCCAGTTACCAACCGCCGTACCTGATGCAACAATTACTTTATCAGTATTGTCTGGGACGATTTCAAGTGCAAATGGATATGCATTGGCGTTCCCAAATGCGGTTGACATATCTAAACTGGTAACAAGGTGGTCAACAGTGTTACCCGTAATAGTAAATCTCATTAAATATTTAGTAGTACGTTGTTGGCAAACAACTGCCACTTTAGTTGCGGTAAGTGCAATTGCTCTCCAGCAAGGTTGTTGCCAGGAGGTTGAACTACCGTTAGGTGCAGACCATAAGTTATAGCTAAAATCACTAAACCAAGCAACTGGTAACGTGTGGTTTTGGATTGGTCCAGCCACGTATTTGTTAGTTTGATATTCAACAATTTGTGTGTGGATCATATTTCCACCAAAGAAATCTAAACTTCCACAACGGTGATGTGAATGAGGAAGGAAAAATAACAATACACGATTTGCACTTAATTGTACTTGATACGGTTCACCCCATCCGTATGTGCTTGCGCCACTATAACTAATAATAGGATTAACATTTGAACCAAATGGTGTCCATTCTTGTGCACCGCTAGCGGTTGAGTTAATTGTTGCATTATTTTGCACACCATTGATATTAACTGCACGTAACTCTGCGCCTGCACCAGTGGCGTTTGTGTAAACAGATGATAATGTACTAGTAATTGTATTATTAATTACTGATTTGTTAATTGTTGGTGCTGTATATATTCTACCCATTTAAAAAAATTCCTTGTTATCTATTATTTATACAGTTGATGTTTCGATTCCATACACAACCGCAGAAACAGATGTTGCACTTGAGTATGCTACAATTCGTTTAGTTGCATCTAGTACTAAACCGGTTCTTTCAACCACGCCTTTAGGTGGTATCGTTACATCGTATTCAATATATTCATTAGCGGCGGGTGATGCTGATGTCGCAAGTGCTAAACGAACTAATACTGAAGATGAACCTCTGTTGCAAATTGAAACTGTTACCACAGCAAATGTTGTTGCAGGAACGGTATACAAGGTTGTATTTGTTGTTGCTGCTAGATCAGATGATCCTAAAATTCCTGATGCCATTATATTTCTCCATATTTTATAATTTTGGCTATATTGCTACTCCGAAGAGTAGCAATATCTATTTTTTATACTAAAAAGTATGATAATGATAAAGGTGAACCATCGACCCCACCTATAAAATTAAATTTACTTGTTGCATTAATCTGTACACCTGTTGTGGTCGATATAGTGTTACCTGAAACAAACACAGTACCAGCGGTTAATGTATTTACATTTAATGAACTACCGCCACCACCAATTTGACTATTAATGTATGATTTAATTGCCTTTTGTGTCGGTACTATACTATCACTATTTAATGTAAAGTATGGGTCAGTTGAGAACGATGTAATCGTTGCACTTGTACCACCTAATGTTACCGAACCAATAGTTAATTGATTTAACCCAGCAATGTTAAATGCATCAGCATTCAATGTTGCAACCCCAGTTGACTGTTGAACTGAGAATAAGTTCCCAACGTTAAAGTTACCATCTTGGTCAGTACTAGTAAAGAATACGCGTCCACCACCAAATTGTACAGTTTGTTTAGTACTATCAACCGCTAAATTTGGTGTACCTGGGTAATTTGTATTTGCAATATTACCTGTACCAATGTTCAAGAAGTCATGACCAGTTAATCTAACTTGGCTATATTTAATACGCATTGTTGCAGCTGTCGTATGAGTAGGTGCAAGTGCGGTTGTCATAGCCGGACTAACTTGTATTGTTGCATTATATGGTGCGATTCCACCGCCTGAACTTAAATAGTTTGTGATAGCAACGACTTTATATACGGTTGAATTACCAGCGAATACAACATTTGAACCTGCAATTGGTTGACTTGTTAATCCTGATACGTTAATATAACTGCCAATTTGGTACATATCAGCATATCCATTACCGGTTACGGTGGCGGTTGATGATGCATATTGTGTTCCTCTATTGGTAAATGTTGGATTAGCTAATACACCAGTCCCAGTTCTAACTGTATATGTAAATGCTGTTGTTGCGTTTGGATCAGTAATAGTTAATGTTGGCGTTGAACCATAACTACTTCCTGGTTCAATAATTCTAAATTCACTAATAGCACCATTTGCTACTTTTACACGTCCTCTAGTTGTTGTACCAATATTTAAATAATATCCAGTTGTTGACGATTGTGGTAATAAAACCCATCTTGGTATATTATTAGGATTTCCAAATACAATCACAGAATTAGTTGAGCTTGGAATTGTTCTAGAAGTCCAAAATACCCCATCTTCGGATGTTTGAAAACTGGTTACTGCTCCTGTATAATTAATCCCTGCAAATATTCCTTGACCATATCCAAGTTTGTATGCACTGTCAGGATGTCTAGAATCGTACCAAGTAATACCATCAAAAGAGTATGCTGACCGTTCCGGTGCTACCGCTACAAATCGGCCATTACCGTATGTAACAGTTGACCAGTTAGCAACGCTAATAGTAGTCGCAGTCCAAGTTGCGCCGTCATTTGTTGAATACGCTGCATAAGTTGAACTAAGTGCCATAGTGACCCATATTCCTGCACCGTAAGCTGGTGCTATCCAGTTAGCCGATACTACTGGTAAAGCGCCACCTGCTGTCCATGATACACCACCATTTGTTGAAATGTTGGTGGTTCCTGCGTATGCTACACCAACAAATATACCATTTCCGCTACCAAATGCATGTGATGTACCTGTTGTAAATGCACCACCTGCTGTCCACGATGTACCACCGTTTGTTGAATAACTTGTGATATTACCTGACCGTGCAATCCATGTGCCTACACCACTAACAACGCCATATTTAATATCCTGCCAAATAGCTGAAGAAGTTAACGCACCTCCTGCTGTCCAAGTAATACCGTCGGAACTAACTAATGTTGCCGTACCGGATGTTTCTGATACCGCTACATATTTTCCGCCTGCACCAACACCACTATATGTAAAGTTATTAATTACGCCAGTACCGCTAACTACGTTGGTTACTGTAATTGTAATATTATTAGTTGCGGTTCCACCTAAACTTGTTCCTGCAATTGTTAATGTATTACCAATTGCATATCCGGTACCACCAGAAACCAATGTTACTGCATATGCAACACCAGTTCTTACAACTGTAAATGTTGCACTAGAACCCGCGCCACCTGTTACACCTACCGCTGCGTAAGTTCCATTTATATCCCCATATGCGGCGCTTGACCAAGCGTTTGATGTAATGGTTGTTGCAGTTGCGGAATACGCAGGAGCACTAAATTTAATTCTTGGTTCAATGGTATAAGTGGTTGTAACATCTAACGCGGATGCAATAGATGTACCAGAAACAGCATGATCCCATCCTGCTGCGTGTACTGTTACAGTTTGTGATGATGTATCACTTGAAATATCAAATACTGTTCCAGCAGCAATTGTACTAATACTAAATTGTGTGGTACTTGAAATAGTTTTAACGTAATATAAAGTATTCGCTGAAATATTAGCAAGTGCTGCACCAAAATAAATCGGCATGTTTGCGGTTAACGTACTCGTACTTGCAACTGTGATTAAGTCCGAACTTGCAGTTGTAGCAGTTGCGGTCATATCAGGGAAACTTTCTTTCGCAACTAACGCAATTTTTGAACCTGAGTTGTAACTTACAATGTAACCACTTTGTCCAGCACCAGCGCCACCATTTAACTGAATTCTCATACCGGTATATGCAGAACTAATTGCACTATCAGTTGCCGCAATGGTGATTTGTGTTGTATTACCAGCTTGTCCAGTATTTGATGTTGTTACATAGTTTGCACCATTTGTTAATAAACGAGTTTCATATACAGCATTATCTCTAAATTCATTACCAACTGTTGTAACGCCGTAACCAGTACCAACGAATGAGTAAGTTGCGGTATTATATCCGGTACCAGCATTTAAGTATTCAACACGATAAATTTTATCAACCGCATTAGTTACAACATTTGAAATAATTGCTTGACTAGAACGATTGTTAACGGTCGCGGTCAATGCTGTTTCAGATGAATCAACTCCCTCCGCAACAGTACCGTATGTACCGTAAGAACTATTACCATTTGTTGCACGAATTTTACCACCATTTTCAGCTAGGTAACCAATATGTCCGTAGTATGAAAATACCGATACCAATTCAGTCAATGCATTCGTACCTGTACACCACACACCGATACCATCACTTATAATTTGTGTAAAATCATTAGCAACAATTGAACGATTTCCACCGTTATGCAAAGTACCGTCAATTTTTAATCCAGTACAAGCAGTACCAAAAGTGGTTACATTTTGAATATATGGACTGCGAGACGTAATCCAAGCACGCGAATCTGCGGTACCCCATCCTGGGTCTAAACTAACATAAGCACCAGCGGTTGGACGTTGTGTTCCATATGCATTAGCAGTTCCTAAAGTTCCAGATAATCCTTGTACAGTTAAGTTACGAATACCAGTTGCATTACGCACATAGAACATATCTTCTAATACTGATGTTTGTACGCTCCGTCTATAATAACGAGCCGCCAATAATGTTCTATAGTTTCCAGTATAAACTAGATCGTATTTCATTGCGTTAACTAATTCTCTAACGTCACGCGCACAAGCGGTGGAATCATATGATAATTTTATAGTAAACGACATTCCAGAGGTTGCTGACCATGTCAACGCTGTACCACCAGAGGTTGCCGCAACAGTGATAACATTAGCTGCCGAGGTTTTAACATAGTATACAGTTCCGACCACGATACCTGATGCGCCAACGGTTCCGCTAAACACAACTGGCATACCGACCGCAAAGTTAGTTGAACTTGCAACGGTAATATTACCATTAGTCGCGGTTGCTGACACGGTTGTGCTGTATGTATAATTTGTATACGCAACAGCTTCTTGAGCCAAGAATTCTTTATTTGCTTCTAATACTTCAACCGCGTCATAGTATGCTTGTGTTGCGGTTGGTGTGACAGTACCAGTTAAAGATGGTGCTGAACCAGAACTATTAATGTAATAGTTAATATAATCTTTATAATTAGTAAATAACGCAACAGCTGCCGTACCCACAGTTGAATTACTTGCTGGGCGGGTGGTAACTGGTGTTAACGCATTTCCAGAGGTTGGGGTCACTGTTAAATTTTGTACCAAATTTGAGATAATAGCACTTAATCTGGTTACTGCGGCTAAACTATATGTTGTATCAGTTGTTGCAATTGCTGTACTTTTTGGTCTAATATTTGATGAACGTAATTCGTCACCAACTAACGCGGTGTTAGCAGGTACAATAATTGGCAATGTTTCATAGTAGATACCAGTTTTTACAAAAATTGTATAAGTTGTATTAACAACCGCTGGAATATTAGTATTAACACCTGCAGTAATTGCATCGGTGATAACTTTAACTAAGTTTGTTACTAATGTGGTAACACCAGATTCCAATGTTTTTGTCGAATCACTAACACGAGTTACAGTTGCTTGATATGTTGTACCAGGTGCAGTGTTTGCAATAACGGCATTAATTACTGATACCATTTGATTGTATCCAGCAACGTCTTGTGTTTTTTGGTTAGTCAACTGTGTATATGTTCCACCAACATAAGCTTGGGCGGCGGCCACTGAACGAGCATTACCACCGTGTGATAAGTCGTAAACTAATGCATCGATTACATAACCAATATCTCGTTCACAAGTTGCTTGAACGTAAGAGAATCCTGCAAATGGTGCGATACTATTTGTAACTTGATAGTTAATCCATGCGATTACTTCTTTTTGGATATAACTTCTGTTTCTTGCCAGTAAATAAGAACCATTTGGATTTAATGCCCCTCTTTCAACTTGTTCGGTTGCATAACGTACAGTTAACCAAGGACGATCTAGGGTAACACCATAATCTGGTGCTGGGTTATTTACACCGGCGGGACTAACATAATATACTTGGTCAATAACACCAAAGTAGCTCCACGATGGAACTAATGATGACGAAACTTTTAAAATTTGTCCAGCGGCACCAACAGCTAATCTTGCTGGTCCAGATTGACTCATATAAGGAATATCACCAGTGGTGGTTAACACAGAGGTTGATGAACCAGCTGATAATACGTTCCAATATGTACCAGTTGAATCGTTATCTGGTCTGTTTATAGTAGCACCGGTATGCGCCAAAATACAAATATAAGAGTTTGCACCAAATGATACTGAGTCGCCAGCAACATATCCAGTCGAGGTTGCCCAAGTTGCAGCATACCCAGTCGCGGTAATAGTTGCAATTGCACTACCAGAAATTGTGGCAATTGTAATTAAGATATCGTTAAATGGACTTAACCCACCAACTTGTGTACCTAAAATTTTAATAGTGGTCGATGCGCTATAGCCAGTACCGGGTGCATTCAAGGTAACTGAATACGATGTACCGACAGTGCTTACGTTAAATGTGGCACTGTTACCTGTTGCTGTTACGTTAGTTCCAGCCACAGCGGTATATGATTTATTAACGTTTGCCCATTTAATACCAGAATTCAATCGTGACCAATATGTTAAATTAGGAGGTGTATTACCTGAACTTGATGTATGGTCTAAAACGGCAACATAAGTGTATCCACCTAGTCTTGTAACATTACCAACTTGATAAGATTGTGCGGCTGCCCAATCACCAATAAAGTTAAATCCAGTGGTAAATAATCCCCAGTTCGAGGTGCTTGTAGACGGAATTGCGTTGCTGTTTATTGTTTTACTAATATAAGAATACCCGCCATACCCAACGATGTCACCTGGTTGATAAGTTGTAGCACTCGACCATGTATTCTCGTAAGTCAACCCTTCGATAAATCTTGCCCAGTTTGCCTCAATAAATGATGCACTTGACGTATGATAGGTTGTACAAATCCAAACATCTGCGCCAAAATTAACTAAGTCATTAGCTTTATATCTAACAGAGCTACCACTCCATTGACCTAAGTAATCAAACCCTTTGTGGTATACATCCCAGTACCCAATATTAGTTTCTAATCCCAATGTTGCGGTTGCAGCTGAAACGTGATTGGTGTTACAAACGTATACAATACCCCCATATTTTACTACTTCATTTACTCTGTATTTTGTTGACGTTGTCCACGTTGATTGCCATTTAAATCCGGTGGCATATACATCCCAACTACTTGCATTGGCGTCTAAACCTAATGCGGTGGTTGCAGCTGATGTATGTGTTGATGTACAAATATATAATTTTCCACCATATTTCACTACATCATTTAATCGATAGTATGTATTAATAGTCCAATCTGACATCCATGCAGTACCATCAGATACCTGGTTCCATCGTGTTGGAACGTTACTAATATCTGTAGTAAAATCTGCAGAGCTGGTATGCCCAACGATACATACGTATGTTTTACCACCATTTCTAACAATATCGTCTTTTAAATATGCGGTTGAAGCTGCCCAAGCGCCCTTCCATATAAAACGTATTCTACCTAATTTAAATTCAGCCATTTAGCTACTCCAAAAATCTTTGTTGTTTTTATATTTATCTGTTATCATAATTACGTCCAGCTTTGCTTAAAATAATTCATTGCTAACATGGTACCAGTAACACCGTTTTTGAAATTCATTTTATTGTTAATCTTAACGGCACCAGAGGTAGTTGAACCAATTTTATATGGTCCAATTTGAACAGTACCTGCGGTAAGAACTGATGTTTGTGCGTTAGCGCCGCCAGCACTAATCGCTCTAGCAACATATGTTTTAATCGCACGTTCAGTTGGAACAATACTATCACTATTTGCAACAAAATAGGAATCAGTTGAAAATTGGGAAATTGATACTTGGTTTACACCAACTTGTACTCCACCTAATGATAAAGATGTTATTCCATTTAAGTTAAATAAATCAGCTGAAACAGTAACAATACCAGTTGCCTGTTGTACACCAAACAATCCACCAACATTAAAGTTACCATCTTGGTCAGTTGAGGTTACGAATACTCGACCTAGGTTATTTTCTTGAACTTGCTTAAATGATGCGGCGGTTGTAACATCAACATTTGGATAATTAGTGGTTGTTTTATTACCAGTACCAATTAATAAAAAGTCATGACCAGTTAATCTTACTTGGCTGTATTTCTGTCTAATAGATACCGATGTACCGTGAACCGGTGTTAATGCACGATCAATAGCTGGGCTAATCTGAAGTGTGTATGATGAGAATATATCAGTAGGTGGGGTGAAATTCTTGGTATATCTTGCAAAATTTGATATTCTCAAATTATCCATATAACCAACAAATCCTAAACTTGTACCACCGACTCTATCAAGTTTTAATGAGGTGGTTGATAATGCCCCCATACTTCCATATTCTATACCGTTTACAAACACACGAATCGTATTACCATATTTAACAACAGCATAATGCGCCCATTGGTTGATGGTATCCGGTATTGTAAACATACCAGTAACATCAGCTAATTGTACCCGCCAAGTTGTACTATTTCCATACCATCCGATAGCTTCTGAACCAGCAACTTGGGTAACCATAGTATAACTACCGCCAGCCACAGCTGTTCTTTTTAACCACACCTCCCAAGTAAAATCACTAGAAATAGTAATTTGTGTAAATGCAAAATTGCCACCAATCGGTGGGAAATATAAAGATCCCGAACCAGTGTATTTTTCGGCATTACTAACAGTCACTCGATCAACAATATTACTCATTGATACTTGCGATAATGAATGATCAAGTAAATCATCGCCAGTTAAAAATAGCACAACATTACTAAAATATGGGTCAGGGGGTGTTGCCGACACGCTAACGACTTTATATTTTGTTGAATCATTAGCAACCACTAAACTTGAACCCAAACTAGGTTGATAAGTTAGATTACTAACGGTTAAGTATTTTGATGTTTGATTTATGTCCGCATACCCACTTCCACCGATAATTTTACAAGTGGTGGTCGATGTTTGATATTTGGACCCACGCGAGATAAACGACGGGTTGCCTAAAACACCGTTACCCGTGCGACAAGTTAGCACCGCTGCGGTTGTTGCATTTGGATCTGTAATTGTTACCACTGCTGAACCAGCTGTATATCCTTGCATATAAACTGATGCAACTGTTTGAGATACATTAACCGTGTAACTATTCCCAGCTATACCGGTTGCGGCAGCAGTTTGACTGATATTAATGGTATATCTTATTCCAGAAATAATTGTCGAAGTTTGGGTAACTGATGCACTTACAGTCCAAGTACTGTTAATACCAGCCCCACTAATATTTGAAACTATATACGTTCCAGTTGGGATAGCACCGCCGGTGAGTGTCATACCTGCATATATAACCCCGGACGTCATTGCTGATACTGTAAGTGTGGTACCAGATATAGAACCTGTAAATATAGCTGAATCAGAACCAGTAATTGTAGAACCAGACACAATCCCGTTTCCAGATAGTACAAGTCCAGTTGTAATGATTCCACTAGTAATATTTGTAATAGTTAAACTAAAATTAGATATGAAACCAACGAAAGTTGCACTATTCTGAGCTGTTATTGATGTATTTGCTGAAATATTACCATACGCACCACCCAATAACATTCCAACAAGCGGATTGGTTAACGAGCTAACCGATGTTACTGATAACGTTGTTCCGGTAATACTTCCTGTAAATTGTGATATTGACGGATCAGATAGATATCCACTACCAGGATTCCATAGTTTAATACCACCAATCTTTCCTGATGCGGTAATTACTCTACCAACAGCTGGGGTTCCCAACGTAATAGCTTGGGTATTACCAGTCGTATCAATAACAATGGCGGTTGGTACATTTGAAATAGAACCAATGGCGACATTATTCCATAGGTTATTTGGTAATGTTTGTAATACCCATACAATACCGTCCGTACTGGTTGCTGAATTAACTGAATTAGATATAGCAAAGAACATACCGTGATTATAGGTGATATTCGTCCATGCTGCACTAATAGGCAATGTTGACGCAACCCATGTAATTCCATCTAATGAGTATACAGCATTGGTTCCACTATTTGCGATTGCAACAAATCTACCGTTACCATATATTAAACTTGCCCAAGTTGCGGTCGTTGGTAATGTTACTGTGTCCCATGTTATTTCAGTTGCCGAATATGAAACTTGGTTTGTATTCCCAGATGCGAATGAAACATATATACCAGCACCATACGCAATAGGACCGCCAGCAACGGATGGTGAACCCAACGCGGTCCATGTTATTCCATTAGTCGATGTAAGCAATTCAGTGGTACTGTTGGTTGATGAATATCCTAGTGACTGAATATACGCGGATGCAGATGAACCTATTTCAAGCTGTACACCCCAGAAATATATACCAGATACACCATCTCCTAAAAATCCATAATTACCGTTTGACAGATATAATGCAATATAAGTGGCTGTGACATTTAACGTAAAGGTAAAAGAGCATCTATACCAACCATTATCAAGTGGCGTTACCGAATAAGAAAGCGGTGTTCCTTCACCAGGATTAAAGTCCATCGTTGCTGTTAACGACGATAAATTAAAATCAGCAACAACCGAACCATTAACACTCAATCTAAAACGTTTTGATGCATAATCATCACTTTTTACAAATACCGATGCGGTATATGGGACGTTATCAGTAATAGAATAGTATCCAGATTGAATGTAGTGAGTAGATGTAACTGCGGTAGCAACAACTTTATCAGCGGTCATATTACCATCAGGTGCGATAGCAGCATTTGAGACAACCGTGGTCTGTGATAGGGTTGGCCATCTAGTGGCGTTGGCCAAATCCTCAGATCTTCCTGTTATATTAGTTCTGGTTGCATTAAAACTGACAAATGCAACTTTAGATCCTGCAGCAATAATTGGCGTGTTTGAACCCGACGGCCGCAACGTTCCACTGGTCCATACCATCCCATCCGTTGAATATCCGTATACATTTCCAGAATTATTGATGGCAACGAATGTGTTAGATGCACCCGCAAATGCGACCGTTGGCGAATTGAATCCCACTGTTCCAGTCCCAGTTGCCCACGAACTACCAGTGGTTGAGTATGCCATAACCCCAGAAGCGATTCCGCCAACCGTGACAAATTTACCATTACCATATGCAATTGCCGAGGTATTAGCAGCAGAACTAGTTGCGGTTAATGTAATTGGTGGTGTTGAGAAAGTAACACGCGGTTCGATACTGTATACAGTTGTTGAATCCAATACGGATGCAATAGTTGTTCCAGGAATAACATGATCCCATCCAGCAATACCAGTGCTTTCTTTATAAATAGTTGCAACTTTACTAACAGAATTATATGATTGAATATATCCATATTGTCCCACCCCAGTACCGCTGGTTATAATAATTCTCATACCAACGTAATTCGCTGAGGTTCTTTGATCATTGGATGCAATAGTAATAGTTGTTGATGTACCGCTTTGTGCTTGGTTCCCACCAGTAAGGTACCCATTACCACCTGCACTATATGTGGAACCAGTAACAAATGCTTCGAATATTGCATTATCTCTAAATTCATCAAACAGAACCGATACACCAGTACCAGCACCGCTAAATGTTGCATATGGCTGCGATTGTAATGAATATCCTTGTCCAGCATTTGAATATTCTAACACTAAAATTTTATCTTGTGCCTGTCCTGCAAAGGATGACGCAACTTGTGCATTTTGGGTTCTATTGTTAACCGCACCAATTAATGGGCTTTCATTTGGGTCATATCCTTCAGCAACTGTACCGTAAGTACCATAAGAACTATTACCGTTAGTTGCACGAATTTTCCCACCATTTTCAGACAAGTAACCAATGTGGCCATAATACGAAAATACGGATACCAATTCGGTCAAGGCTCCACTACCGGTACACCAAACACCAATCCCATCACTTAAAATTTGTGTAAAATCGTTTGCAACAACTGAACGATTACCACCATTGTGTAATGTACTATCGACTTTTAAACCAACACATCCTGACCCAAATGTAGATACATTTTGAACATATGGTGATTTCGTGGTAATCCAAACTGATGAATCAGTCGGTCCTGTACCTGGGTCTAAACTAACATATGCACCAGCGGTTGGGCGGCTTGTGCCATATGAATTGGCTGCACCTAATGTTCCTGATAAACCAGATAAGGTCATATTTCTAATTCCAGAACCATTTCTAACATAGAACATATTTGATGTTGTGTATCCACTTGCTGGCTGGACTACTGTGCTTCTAATTTCATCGCCAACTAATTCTAATCCAGCAACCACCGTAATTGGTAATATTTCACTGTAAGTACCAGTTTTAATAAACAAGGTTGCACTTGGTACATTTAAACTTGCAATATAATCACACGCATATTTTATTGTTTTAAACGGTTGGTCTAAAGTGGTTCCTTTTGTTGTTGCATCGGTACCAGTTGGTGCCACGTAAAATACATTAGAGGTTACACCAAATTTTTCCCAATATGGCAATGTATTTGATTTATAAGTGGTTCCATCCGCACCTATATGAACTGGAATATATGTACTTTGGTATGTTATCGTGTCACCAGTTGCCGTCATTGGTTCATTAACCGCACCACTAATCAATAAATTCCAATATGTGTTAGTCGTATCGGCAATCGGGTTATTACTAGAACTTGAGGTGTGCTTTAAAATACATCTATAGGTCGATGTATTATACGAGACTAAATCACCAAGTACATATGTATTATTAGCGAGCCACGCGCCATGCCATTCATTACCGGATATAACTAAAGTCCAAAAGCCAGTATTAGTTGTTTCTGTATTTAAATTATCTAAAATACAAACATATAGCTGTCCATTACGTCTTACCACATCACCAACATAATACTGAATGGATGATACCCAATCCCCTTTAATTCTAAACCCGGTGGTTAATAATGTCCAGTCAGATGGGCTAGCACTCGGAACTGCATCAGTATTATGAGTTTTACTAATATAATTGTAGCCGCCGTAACCAACGATATCACCGGGAGCATAATTGTATGTTATAATTTCAATAAACTGTATTTGTATCAATGATGCTATAGTTGTTGCATTAATAGTGTTTAACCTAATATCAATACCTTCTTCTATTATAAATTTATAGATAGTACCATTGAATTGTACAATATCATTATGTCTATACCATACACTTGGTAACCACTCACTAGGAGAAAGTGAGGTAGAAGAAAGCCAGGCGTCTCTAAATTTTACACCTGGTACATATAACGTCCAGTTAATTGTTTGAAATGTTGCAATAGAGGTGTGGTCGGTTGTACATAACCAAATATCAGCACCGTACTTTACAATGTCTTTAGCTTTATAAACAGTTGATGCAGTCCAAGTGTATTTGTAATCTATACCTTGAGTAACAATTTCCCATCCCCAACTTGGAAACCCAATTAGTGGGTCTGCCTGATGCGTAACTATACATCTATAAATAGTTCCGCCATATCTTGTAATATCGCCTTTTTGGTATGCAGTAGTAACCAACCATTCGCCTCTCCAATTATCAGTTTTAAGATAAACTGACCATTTTGATGAATCGGTGGTTAATCCTGAGAGATCATCAATATGTGCGGTAGAAGTATGCGAGGTAAGACAAATGTACAAGAAACCATTATATCTAACTATATCACCTTGGTTATAAAACGTCGAAAAATTCCAACTACTTTTCCATGCATACCCATCAAACCACAAAGTCCAATATGGTTGGGCGGTATCTGGTTCTGTCAAAGTATTAATATGATTCAAATCTGTGTAAAAATTTGGGCTAGCGGTGTGACCTACTAAACAAACGTATGATTTCCCACCATAACGAACGATATCGTCTTTTATATATAATGTACTAGCAGTCCAGTCACCTTTCCAGGTAAATCTTATTCTATCTAATTTAAATTCAGCCATGTATTATCTCATTATATTCCACTTGGGTACTGATATTTCATATCAGTACGTATTACTAAATTTCCAGAACTGTCAATATAGTAATATATGTTTCTGTCATCCCAACGATATTGTTCATAATTTAAATTTTCATATGTTAAATTATGATATACGTCTCTACCTTCAAAAAAATCAACACCAGTTTCAAACTCGGTGAAATTATCGGCTGGGTCACCTTCATTGTTAATTGTAATCGAATCAACTCTGCTTAATTGATTGATTTTAGCTAGGTAAAGTTCACCATCATCAGTTCTGCGAAATGCATAAAGGTAGTTAGGACTATCCCCTTTCAAATCTGATTTTTCATTACCTAAAAAATAATTACTCATTGTATTATCCTTATACGATTTCAGCATAACTGATAATTACATCAACACTTGATGTGGTATCACTTACGATTTTGAATAGACAGTTTTCTGCTATCACTAGTTTTTCACCATTAGTAACAAGTTTTGCACTATTATATGGTGATATTTTTAATTGTTTTATAAAATATACTTCATTTAAACTTGGATCAACCATAGTTACGTCGATGAATACATCATCATCGGTAACATTTGCAACGTTGCATCCAATCACGGTATATCTGGTAATTCCAGTTGGGCTTAATAATGTAACTGCCGATGTCCCAATTGATTTTTGTATTTTTGTTCTTAAAAAAGTTGCCATTTTGTTATCCGAAAATTAGTGCCGATGCTAATCCCATGTCTTCGGCGGTTGAAGCGGATATCCCGCCAGAGTTACCAGCAATACTAATCCATGAAACACCATCAAATATTTCAACCATCACCGATTGGGTATTGAAACGTATCATTCCAGTTTCAGTTACGGTTGGCCGATCATGTAAAGTATCACCACTTGGTATCACCACCCCGTTCACCCCAGTAAATTTTACATATCCAGTACCAGTTTGTAAAAATTCTGTGATAGCATTTGATGCAACATTAGTTATTGTGTTGGTGTTAACGGCTAGATTTCCAAATCTAACTCTACCAGTACCAGTCGTGGTTAAATTTATATCAGTGTTAGTTGCAATGGTACTAATGGTATTACCATTAATGTCCAAACTAGATGTTTGTATTTTTTGTGCAAACAATTTTGTACTATCAATAGTCGCGGTTAAGTTATTATTTGCATAAAAATATAAGGTATTATCATTTGCACCAGGGGTTGCTTCGGCTAATATTCTAGTATTACCACTATTATCAATTACCCCACTTAGTTGTAACCAATATCCATTATTATACCCTTCATATCTTGATAAGGTGGTATTATAGCGTATCATACCATTAGCTGGTGTCAATGGGCGTTGGACGGTCGTGCCAACTGGTATTGTTATACTGCGAGTACTGTTTATTACAACACCACCAGTTCCCTGTGTGGTTAATGTGATATTAGTATCAGTTGCAATACTTTGAATAGTATTGTCCTGAACTTTTAATCCTTCTATTATTACGTTACCAGTACCATTTGCATATAATTCTAAATCAGTATTAGTTGGTGTGGTGTATATCGAATTACCAGTTATTGTTATTTGTGGTAATTGTAAATACCCGGTAGCTGTTATGTTGCCAGTAACGGTAGCAGTGCCACTAGTGGTGAAATTACCAGTTTGGTTAATGTTACCAGTTTGGCCGATATTTCCAGTTATGTTGACACTTTTTAATGATGAGGTACCAGTTGTTACGGTTAAGTCATTTGTTACAGTAAGACTTTGATCGATTTGTACATTGTTACTAGGTATATAAATCCGGCCAGTACCATTGGCAATAAGTTGTAAATCATCATTTGCGTTGGTGGTACTAATCGTGTTACTGTCAATCACCAATGTATCAACTTCAGCACGACTTACATAAACATTATTCCATCTATAAGTTGGGGTTCCCAAATCATAAGTTGCAGTAACTGATGGCACAATATCACTGTTAATACCAGCCACAAACGTAACGGTGTCACTAGATTGATCGCCGATTGTAATGTTACCACCAATATGAACGTCGCCTGAAACATCCAAATTTCCAGTTGTGTATAAGTTTCCATTTACCAAGACTGGGGCATTTACAATAACAGTACCAGTCCCAGATGTACCCATAGTTAAATCTGAATTAGTGACAGTTGTCTGAATTGCATTAGTTGAAATCTGTAAGTTATCATTTACTTTTAGTAAACTTTGATATACAACTGGATTCGGGGACGAAGGTGAAAATACAATAGTACTATCAGTACTAGAAATAACATTTGTCGCAAAGTTAAATGTTGCGATAGTTGATTGGGACGTGGCTTGGATATTTGTTGAGCGAGTGGTCCCGTTAATGGTTAAGTCATTACTTGGGGTCGTTGTTTTTATGCCCACACGACCATTTTTAACATCTAAATATAATAAGTCGGTCTCAAAAGCAAGATCAATCCCATCCCTTAACAGGTTTGCTTTCAAGAGCGGACCTGAAATTCGACCAACGGCCATATGCTCTCCTTATCCACCGAGTTTCACGGCTAACCACCTTACATTGCGGGTATACACAGTTTCGTATCGTAGGATTTTTGGTCAAATCCCAACAGTATATGTATTTATGTTTTTTTGTGGTTTAACCGAAAATTAGGCTCATGAAGTTCATCGCGCTGTCAACCTCTTCCTCTGATGCGAGGCCAGCCCCGCCAATGGCGGGAATCCATATGGTACCATCGTACACTTCAGCATATCCAACTTGGGTATTGTATCTAAATTCACCAACCTCCGGTGTAAGTCGTCGTTGGAAATTGTTACCGTATGGGATAACAATACCACCAGTTCCACCAAATTTAACATATCCGGTACCGGTGGATGTCAAGTATAACGGAGTATTAAGTTGATTTATGACCTTTGAATTTTGAAATAGAACACCAGTTACGTTAACGTTACCAGTACCAGATGGTGTGAAATTTAAATCAGTTGCATCTTGTATGTTTGAAATAGTATTAGACGTTATTTGAATATTATCGACCACTATATTAGTCGATGATAACTTAGAAGAATCTATCGTGTTGTTGATAATATTGTTTGTACTAAATCTAATGATTTTATCATTCGCGGCGGGCGTTAATTCCGCCGTGATATAAGTGTTTCGGTCGGTGTCGTATAAATTAGAAAAACTTGCAAGGCCATTGTTTAAATAACCTTCAAATAGATTTGTTGATGAATTTAATCGGATTTCACCAACATTTGTTAAGGTTGAATTAGATTCAGACGCATAAGGAATTGTTAAAAACAGTGTGTTTATTACCATCGCGCCCGTACCAGTCATATTGAAATTAATTCCTTGCTGGGCGGAGGTAACGGCATTTAACCATCTATTGCTAATAGTGGTGTCCGTAAATTTAACCATATTGTCTAGTACAACACCACCAGTACCATTTGCTGAAAATACAAAATCAGAATTAGTTGCGGTTACAGAAATACGATTATTTAATATTTTTATATCGGGGACTTGTATATAAGATGAGGCATTTGTTACAACTATATTATTGTTAGCAAATGTACCAGTGATATCAATTGAACCAGTTTGAGTTATATCACCAACTAGTGTCGTGGTACCATTGATATTAGTTGTCTTTAACGTTGTCAATCCGTTAACTGTAATTCCACCAATTGTCGTCAAACTATTGTTAACTTGAACGTCCGTGGTTTTCACAACTATTTTACCAGTACCTGATGCAACAAGTCTTATATCAGTATTGGTGGTAAGGGTTGATATGGTATTGTTGTATATCTGGGTAACGCCATCAACATCAACTAATTTTACATATGCAACATCCCAATATCGTGGGTCAGTACCTGAGTGGCCAAGAGTGTATGAACTATTTGCATTTGGTTTTATTGTTTGGGTCAAGCTCTGAGCCAGAGTAACCATATCAAATACATCATTGCCTAGGTATACATTACCATGTATTACAGCATCTTGTGTAATATCAACTAATCCGGTAACCCGTATATTATTATTGATATGAACACTGGTTG